ATTCCTGATTGATCTTGTTGCAACTGTTGTAAAATTTGTTTCCAGATACCACTTTCAAAAAAAGCTTCAAAACTTTGAAACTGAACTTTTTGTTCTGGCTCCATTTGTGACCATATTTCTGCTGCAATCTGCATGCTTTGATCATTTGGTTCTTGTCCACCCATTCTAATATCACCACTACTATACTTAATGTCAGGTGCTCCAGCTTGTATTGATTCGTTCATTGAAATTTTTTCGTCCATAGTATCTCCTTTTACTTTGTTTTTCCCATTAAATCAAGAGGTGGCATGATAACTGTTACGTCTCTTTGCACATCTTCTTCAGGTATATTAGCAGCTTTTAAAGCTTCTTCAGTCTCATATACTACACCTGTTTTTTTATTTTTAATAGTAGTTATTATTTTTTCTGGTGTTAACTCTATCATTATGTTGTTACCTCTTTCTTAATATTTAAATAGCTAATAGCCACATCAAACGAATCTGTTGTGCTTGATTGTACAGTAAAAGTTTTTCCACCTTCTACTATTAGCGGTTGGGTTAATAATTCTTTAGTTGTGTTTGCTGTTAACTGTGCTGATTTTATAGCTGTAATACTATTGTTTATAATAGTCACTGTTGGTGTACCAGCTGATGTAACTAATATTGATTTAATAACTACAGTTTCATTAACTGCAGGAATGCCTGATCCTAATGGTGTCAGAACACTACCTGATGTGCTGTTGTCTATTCCTACAAATTTATATTGGTTTACTACTGCCATTAATCTAAAAAGAAACTTCTAGCTTCTATCTCCTGTTTTAATTCTTCTTGAAATGTAGTGTTTAATTTTTCAAGAACTGCATCTAAATCTCTAACTAAAGACTGTGCTACATCTTCTTCATACTCTGAACTTGCTCTAGTTAATGATTGTACTATTTTTGCCATTATCTTCTTCCACCTGCATGTATATCTAACCTAAAAGTTCCTAGTTTCCAACTAGTGTCAACAGCAGTGTTAGATATTGTAAGAGCTATAGCTCTTCCTCTAGCACGAGTGTCTACTTTATCTGTTGTAGATGTTATAGTAAATGGACCTAATGATGAACTAGCTGCTGTATCATTTGGATAATTTCTTAAATCTAATTGTATAATAGAATTTCCTTGTTGAGATATAAAATCAGGTATAATTCTACTAACTCTCATAATATTTTCACCATCACCTCTAAGATCAGCCATGTTAGTTGCAGCTCCTCGTATAACTTTTTGAGTAATATCATAATCACCAGAAGTAATGTTTGCTGGAATTGCTGTTGTTACTCCTAGTCTAATTTGATTAACTCCTGTTTCATGTTCATAATAATATGAAATTCCATCTGTGTTTCCTGTAACATCAAAAGAACTGTCTGTGCCTGCATCATACTGTGTTCCATGTGGTAACCCAAAAACAGAAGAATCTTGCCAAGTAGTTCTAATAAATAGTGCACTGTCATTAACAAACCATATAGGTCTTTTAGAAGTTGAGTCTAGATAACTGTACGTAACCGACTGTGTATTAACATTAGATCCAGATTCTGGATAAAACCAAGTAACTTCTCCAAACAAATTATTAATACCCGCATAAACAAATTGATTAGATGTTGTATTAATATTATCATAAACGTAGTCTTCAACTAAACAGTCCATTGATTCTAGTTTACCTGTGTATCTAAAGAAACCATTATCAGACATCCAATAAGCAGCGCCATCTACTTCTACCGCTGCATTCATTCCTATTAATCCACAGTTAGTTCCAACTTGTTCAAAAGCAAATGTAAATGGAGTTCCAACAAATCTCATAGTAAATAAAGAGGTGTCGGTCCAAATGTATATTGCATTTCTACCAAGTTCAACTCCCATGATCCGTGATCCATCAGCCAATCTTTGTGTACCTGCACTGTTTTCAGCTGTAGGTGTATAGTCATTAATATTTTCTTGAGAAGAGAATCTTATAAACATATCGTCTTGTGTAGTTTTATCACCAATAGTTGTTTCTGTTCCAAGAAACACTAAGTGACGATCAGGAGTTGACACTAACATATCACGTGACGCTGTTGGTGCACCCGATATAATAGTAGCTCTTGTATTTGTAGCATTTGTTGCATCAGCATCCCACTCAAAACATTCTCCATTAAAAATTAAAGCAATAAGAGTGCTGCCTAAGTTATCTAAAGACCACATACCAGGTTCAGCAACGGTGTCTGTGTCAGCTGATGATTGACCCCAACCAGAAAAATTACTGTAGTCTGTAACTGTATCTCCTGAACTGTGAGAGGCATTTGTTGTTCCTCTAACGTTTCTAGTTATTCCGGTTAAAGTATTTGTTGCTGTATCTACCCCTGTGTAAGAAATTTCTTCTGTGCCTACTTGTATAAAATTAGTTCCTACTGTTGGAAAATTTAATACAGACGTTAAAACAATATTAGTTCCAGATCCACCAGTACCAAAAGAATTAGCACTTAATGATCCATTTAAAGTTGTTGTTTGAGGCGCTGTTGATGTTCCACCAAATTGAGATATACCCCATCCAAAAACTCCAACTTGTTCAGCCGGTCCTACATGGTAGTATTGAAAATAAGTTATACCACCTGATGTTGTTGCACCAGATCCGGTTTCATTGCTAGGCATTGTAATAGTTATAGTTGTAGAACTAGGCACACTTGTTACCATAAATTTTTTATTTGCAAAATCTGCTGCAACAAAATTAGAATTAGTAATAGCACTAAACGTACTAGCATCACCAAATAAAATTATATCTCCTTCTTGAAAAAGATGTGAACCAGAAAATGTAAGGGTTACGATTGGTTGACCATTAGTCGTGCTAAACGCACTAGTAATAGCTGTGCCTGATGGATTAGTTAAAGGATGTATATCATAATACACCTGTCCTGAATAAGCATATAGTATTCTATTAGTTCCAATAATAGCATATTTAATACCTTGTTTATTAACCATGTGATGCAATTGTCTAGCAGCGCCGGTTAATTTACTATCGCCTAGTTGTGACCAACCACCTATTTTTTCTGGAGTACCATATCTAAAACGCACATTTGTGCCACCCGTCCATTGAGACTCTGCACCTGTAGATGTAACTTGTTTATTAAATCCTGGTAAAAAACCTAGTTTTTGTAACATATAAAATCCTGTTTATTAGGTAATATAGCAGATTGTTTGTGATTTCAATATGTTTAAAGCAAGGGGAATCAGTGGTGGATCATCCCCTCGCAAGCCTAGTGTATATATTATTTTTTAATTTTTGTCAACTTAACCCCTTGAAACCATGCAGGTAATCCAAGAAAAGGTCTTTTGTCAAATTGATTAGATTTAGATGTTTTAGAATTTTGTTTGTTATAGTGTAAAAAAACTTGAGCGCAGTCATTACCTTTAAACTCTTCACGCCAATGTTCTAATTCGCAACCAGAATAAATTAACATATCTCCTGGATTTAAATTAACTTCTATTCCATCTTGACCTGTTTTTCCTGTTGGATCTAGATATATAGGCCATGGCTCACCACCTAGATTTAACGTAGTAGATATTTCACATGAATATCTATCTTTGTGTCTGGCTAGGATATCTCCTTTTTTATAAATTCTTGCATAGGAATAAGTAGGACTTAACTTTAAACCAGTGTGTTTTTCCATTATAGGTTTTACTTCCTGTAACAATGTTTCCATTGCAATATCACTATAGTGTGAATAAGTATTAGGTACTTGTACATCATTCCATACACCATATTCTTTGTTAAAAGGAGATATATATTTTTCATCAAATAAAACTCTAGCAACTTTTCTTTTATTTAAAAAATATTGACAAATAAAATTTGCTAAATCTTTTGAAATTATTTTTTTTAATACAGTATATTTATTTTTTTTAAACGACATAGATAATATTTATAACCATTCTGTTGTTACAGTCAGTAGAGTTAGTTCCATTATGAATAGTATCTGATGGAAAAAACAATGCTTTATTTGCTGTAGATTTTATTTTTTTATCTTTAATTTTAGTATATCCATTATTACTATTTATATAATAAATCATACTTTTATTTTTAGTGTTTTTTGGTGTGTCTTCATGTTCATTAAATTCAACAAGATTTTGACTGATTGGATTTAAATTTGCTTTTACTCTTATTAAAGTTTTAAGTTTTATTTTTTTAAATAAAGGTTCTAAAATATAAAAATAATTAGAATTAATTTGACCATCTCTATAAAAAACATGTGTCATCTGATAGTGAAACAATTCATTATCTCCGTCTACCTTATAATTATTATAATACCATGGAAAGTATTCTTCATTCATAGCATTATTAATAACTTTATAATTTTTATTAGATAAAAAATTATTAATTACTTTAAACATTTAATACCGTTTTTGGTATAGCTTGACAATTCCAGTGAATAAATCTGAATGGTTCAATACCTTTATCAACTAAATATTGATGTGGCATATATGAAGGAAAAAATATCATTCTACCTGGTTCAGCTTTATAATGCACCATTGAACTAGCATAAGTTACTTTTGTTTTATCTAGTTCAGGTAAAAGATTCATAACATTACCTGCTCTTGGATCTTCAAAAATAGGTACTGAAGTTTTATCACTAGCTTTTAAAAAATAAAAACCAGATATGTGACCATTCCAATGTGTGTGTAAAGTATGATGTCCTCCACCATTTTTTGCAAATTCTTGTACCCACATTTCTGTAGTAAATAATTGATGACCACGCATATCAAAACCCATTTCTACTAATAAATTATATGAAGTTGCACCAATATAATCTTGTAGTTCTTTAAATTTAGGGTCACCTATCAAACTTGTTGAATGATAAACACTACCTAAATCCCCTGTAGTTTTGTTTTGTTTGTTAATTTTATCTATTTCTGGTTGTAAATCTTTTCTAGCTTTGTCTATATAACTATCAGATGCTTTGTTTAAACTATTTACAAATTTAGGTTCATCTGCAAACCATATAGGACACTTAAAATAATCTTCTCTATTTAATTTTTGAGGATAAATAGTTTTTTTTAGTTTTTTAATTTTTTTCTTTTTCATTGAAATGGGTATCCTAGGTTCCAAATAACTAAACTGTTTCTTTCTCCACTTTTAACTGGACATATTCTATGCCATACAAAACTTGGAAATACAACTAAAGATCCTTTAGGTAATATTTCTGTGCATTTTTTAATATTACGCTTTTGATTTGGATCCATGTTTCTAAAATCAAACTCTAGCTCACCACCTTTATAATCTTTTGGATCAGATAAAGTTACAGTTACAGATAGTTTTCTAATTTTACCATGAGATGGATCATTTGCATTTTCTCTTTGATAAGGTTGATCCCAACTATCGCAATGCCAATCATAATATTGGCCTTTTTTATATTTTGTAAATTGACAAGATTCAGAATAATCCCAATTAAAATTCCATCCTGCAGCTCTATTAGCTTGATGTATATAAGGTTGTATTTCTTTGTAAACCCATCTATCATTTATCCAAACAATATCTGAATTTCTTTTCTTTTTTAAATCTATGACTTGTTTTTTATTTAATTTTTTACTATCACTATAGCCACCAGTTACTGCCATTTGTTCTTGAAGTTGTTTTCCGTACTTAGAAATATCATCACACACGTGTAATGGAATAGCTGATTTAAAATACCAATAATAATTTGTTAAATTCATATCTCTTTATGAAAATAATATAAATGATTTTTTAATTGCTGTAAAGTATAATTATGCGGACACCCAAGCTAGTGTTGCTGGATCCCAATTAAAATTATTTACCGGATCTTCTTGGTCTCTTGCAGTCCATCTTAGATTTTCTTCATCCCAAGAAATACTTTTATCTGTTGTATCTGTTGGATAAGTTACTGGTGCTTGCCAATCATCATTAGCATCTAATGCCCATGAATTGTGAGGCTGCGGACTTATAAATTTATTTTTTGCAGCGTCATAAGTATAATCTACACCTGCATATTGTTTTCTAAAATTGTTATTATAAGAAGTTTGTTTCCAAGTACCACCTTTAAAAAAATTAACACACCATGTTTCTCCATCAACATGTTCATCCGATGGTACGCAATCATTACCTACAACGACTACTCTTAGAACTTTATTATTACTATCTAATTCTGCGAAATGTGCCATAATTTTTACCTTTATTATTTATATTTTATTTTATCTATAGTGTCAATGTTCCCGATACAGTAAATGTTGCTAGTTTATCTCCACTAGGAGATAACGTTGCTAAACTATTAGTTCCCGGTGCTACTGCTACACTACCTGGCGCACTAGCTGCTGGAATTCTAACTATAACTACTCCTGAACCACCTGCTCCACCATTACCACCAATACTACCGCCACCACCACCGCCGCCACCTAAATTATCTGAACCTGCTGATCCATTAGAATTATAATAACCTCCTGCTCCGCCACCACCTGAGCCACCTGAACCACCACCACCACCGGAAGGAGTTTCTCTTTTTCCACCACCACCACCGCCAGCTCTTGTAACTGGAGATCCTGTAATACTATTTGCTACACCTGCACCACCTGGTCCACCTGGTTGACCACTTGAACATGGTCCATTAGTACCTGCTCCACCAGCACCACCTCCACCACCACCAGCATCTTGTGAACTAGATCCACCTGAACCTTGACCACCTGCGTTTCCTTGGGGAGGACTTGTTGGAGGAGTATTACCTGCTCCACCTGCAGCACTACATGGATTAGTTTTAAAACCACCTGAACCACCACCACCTGAACCACCTGCTCTACCTGCTCCGGGAGCAGTAGGTGCGGGTGAAGAACCTGAACCACCACCTCCAGCTGAAAATATTGCACCAACTACTGAAGCTGTTCCACTACCTGAAAAACAACTTGCACCTGCAGAACCACCAGCACCGACTGTTATTGTATTAGCTCCTGTGCTTAAATATGCTTTTGTTCCACCGGGAAATGAAGTTCTATAACCACCTGCTCCACCTCCACCACCTGCTTGGTTACGTCCACCACCACCGCCACCTACAGCTAAATAATCTACTTGAATAAAACTATCTGCTGCTGCTGCACATCCAAATGTTAATTCACCATCTGCTTTAAATATTGCTGTAAAATTTGTACCATCATAGCTAACTGTGTTAGATGAAGGCCCACTTGCTAATAAACCACTTGTTGATTTCACAACTACAATTCCTGAACCACCGGCTCTACCTGGTGCACAACCACCACTACCACCAGATCTTCCATTACCACCACCACCTCCAGTGTTAGCTGCTCCTGCTGTACCTGCTTGATCACAACTACCGCCATTACCACCACCACCATTACCACCGGCTCCACCGACACCACTTCCTGGTCTTGAACCAGATCCACCACCACCTGCATAAAAAACTGGCTCACCTGTTAATGAATTTGCTAAACCTACACCACCAGCAACACCTTGATTACCACTATTAGGAGTACCCGCAGCACCTGCTCCACCACCACCTCCACCAGAAGGAGAACCACCACCAGAACTACCACCTGCGTTTCCTTGAGGAGGACTTGTTGGAGGAGTATTTCCTGCTCCAGGACTACTACCATTTGCTCCACCACCACCTGAACCACCGGCACCTCCATTTGCTCCATCTGAACCACCACCACCACCACCTGCTGATGTTATTGTTGAAAATACTGAGTTACCACCACTTGTTCCTGTACTAGGTGCACTAGTAGAACCAGCTCCACCAGCACCTACTGATATGCAATACACTCCACCATCTACTGCAAAACAACCAGCTGTTCTAAATCCACCAGCACCACCTCCAGCAGTCGATTGAAAACCACCGCCACCGCCACCGGCTACTACTAAATATTCTGCAGTTCCTGGCGTAAAACCAGCACCACCTCCGGCACCAAATCCTAAGACTTGATAACCAAAAGATTTTCCTCGAGTTGATTTTTTTTTATTTGAACTCTTGCCTTCAACAGTAAGAGGTTGATTTAATTTTTCTCTCATATTTAAATTCCTTATGCGTCGTTAGCAGCATCTGTAGTAAAGAATATTTTGACACCAAGAACTCTTGCATCGGCACTAAAAGTATCTCCACCTGCGTTTGCATCTCTAAATAATTGAAAATAAGTTAATTGATCTACTGCAGGAGATCCTGCAATTGTAACAGCACTACTTACTGCTGAAACTTGTTGATCTTCTACTGTTCCTATACCAGCATCTGTAATATTTACTGCTGTTCCATAAGCAATATCAATAGTATCACTGTCACCACAAGAAACTCCCTGTAAACCAAAAATACAGTCACCTGTATTTGTAGAAGCTGGTGTCCAATATACTTGATAAGTAATGGTACCTTCATTCCATGATTTAGGAAAAGCTACTGAAAATTGTGCAAATTCATCTGTGCTTGCATCAAAATCTAATACTTTCATATCAGGTCTTGTTGCTGTTGTTTCAACTTGTTGTGCATCAGCA